CTTCAACCGCTGCTCTACCATCAATAGTAGTTGCAGTTGTTTGTTTAGCACCTTTGAAGAATGTGTTTTCCAAACCTATGCTTCTATCTTTATTATATATATAGTGAGATTTTAAATATCCACTCGCGGTTGTGATAGAAACTATATTTACATCACTAGCTAATGAAGCAGTTTGGTATCCCTCTTGTAATATTAATTCTTTTGTAAAAACATCTGTCAATATATCTTCGTAAATTGAGCCGGAAATACCACCAACATTCATAGGTATTATCAAATCACTTCTACGAGTAACTACAAATCCTCTTACTTTTCTGGATTTATATGTACCATCATAATCTTCATAATTTAATCTGGCCCAACCATTATCAAAATAAGTATTGTAACCAACATCACTATATAATTCACCAACATTTACAACTGTACTACCAAATAATTCCCACTCTGCCGTTAAACTTCCCGATATTATTCTAGTATCAATTGATGCCGTTTGATTGGTTTCATAATAATTATCAGTAGAAACTAATGAATTTACATTCCAATCCGCTATGGTAGTTTCAAATGTATTGTTTTCAACTTCTAATACATTAGCTGTTGCCAAGCTTACAGATGCTTCATAATTACCAAACTCACCAACCAATGATGTAGATGCAGTCAATATTAAACCAGCATCGTATATATTTACATCACCACTAATTAAAGTAGTTTCAGCAGTATCAATATACATATCAGGCAAACCAACATCTTCTGCGGTTGGTTTATGAACTTTATGCTTGCTTCTCTCTAATAAGTGAGGTGCTATTAGTAAACCAGTTGTAGCTTTAACCCTTGCAGGTAGCATTTCTTTAAGGTTTAGAAACAAAGATTTATCATAAATACGAACTAAATTTATGAATTGGTAAATATCTCTTTCACCTACTCTTTCAAAATAGTAGTTTCTTAAATCCGTTAAATCTTTGTAAGTATCCTGATACTGGTCATCGTATGCCCCAATATAATTATCTATACTAACCCCACCAAATGATTTAGCAATATCCAAATCCAAATCTTTGTTTGGAGAGAAAAATAATCCTAATCTATTACTATCACGCTTCGATGTTTCATAAGCCTTTTTAGTTGAACGAGATTTGTATGATAAATCACTTATTAGGGTCTGGTCCTCAAATCTTACTTTGTTAGAACTATAACGAGATGCTCCTGAATTTGGAACTTCTAAACTTACAGTTCTATCTATAATTTCATATTGGTATGGATATGCTGCTATATTATTAAACCCACTTGCACTTACATATGTTTGATATGTATTTTTTGGTGCTACGTTTTTAACCGATGCGGTTAATGCCAAATTCTTTGGCCACTCAAAATCTAAACGAACTTGTAAATCGGTTGTAGATGCTGATATATGATTACCATTTATAGCTTCCGGATGCAAAACGTGTAAATCAAATGCACTTTCACTCAATGCAGTATTCCACATACGGAACTCGTCCATTTCACCCACATATGTTCCACCAACTTGAATAGTTGAACCGGTATTCCAAATTACACTATCTATTTGAGCCGAATAACTTCCTGATTTTATTATCCTATCCCGTTCACCATTCTTAAAGTAGAATGTAAATGTAGATGATGTACCTATCGTTTCATTATTTAATAATATACTATGGTAGTTTTCATCATAAAACTGATATTGGTTTGTTACAATAGTTTGTAATCCCGTAGATGATGATACTACTAATTCCAAACTACCAGATGTTTGCGAAGCGTGGTTGCCGGGTACTAATGATAATGTAAATGAATTACCTTTAACCAAAGTCATTCCACTACCAGAGTATGCGGGTTTAATTCTTAACTCAATTGCATTTGAACCACTCCATCTTGTAGTTAAATACGAACCGGATGTGAAGTTTAAGTTTGCAGTTTGTGTATCGTATATGTATTTTGTAGACTCTAATGCGTCATCCGTATCAGGTCCCCCAAATTCAACAATAGATAAATTTGAGTTTGCAATACCATAGCAATTTAATAACGCTGAAATACCACGCTTTGTACCTTTATTCTTTAATAAATAAGGTAAATTGTTGGCAATTCTTCTCCAAATTATTTTGGTTCGTTGTTCTGGTGTATTTTCATTTATAACATTTCCATCAGCGTCTTTACCAAACAAATATTTCCACAATTGTTCGTTTGAATTTAGATTCTTTGCATTCCAACCAAATGATTTCAGATAATCGTATAAGAAATCATCATGAATACCAGAATCATTTGTTTCTGTAATATTTTTTGTATCTGATATACCGCCTATGTAAGACCATATAACATCAAAATGATGCCCAACCATATCCAAAAACAAAAGGTATTGGTCATTATCACCACTATCTATTATATGTAATGGTATATTGTTTTTTAATGCACTCCTATTATCCGTATCAAATATTTGAGCAATTGATAGAGTTGAGTTAAACCAAGTTGTAGTAGTACCAGAACCAGTTGGTGCATATTCAACATCATAAGTACCATTTGCATTAAATGAACCAGATGTAAATCGTTGTGCAAATGAACCGGTTTTTGGAAAATCGGATGCTGATGATGATACTAAATAATTTTCCCAACCATCAAACGCATTTAATAAATTTACCTTTTTTGTTTCGTAATTTTTAATTTCATTTACTGCACTAACAGAACCCGTATAGTTTTGTAGATATACAATTCTATCATCATAGTATTCTAATAATTCTTTTTTGTATTTAAAGTTTGCCAATCTTTCAACTGCCGAACTATATTTTACAAAGTTATTAAAATTACTATAATCTATATTAACTTTATCTACCTCAAATAAATTATCATACAGATATTTATCAACAATTTGTTGAGATGTTGTAGAACCACTCAATATCAAATTATCCAATGATTCAAATGAAGTAGATTGTTGTTTTACAAAGTCAACATCAATTTCAAAATTAGGACCTCTTAAATATAATAAATTTTGTTCGGTTTCGGATGAAACTGTAATGCTTCTTACAATAGGTAATGACATCAATTCACTAATCCACAAACTATCATTTTTATTAATAGATGTAGGCAGTGGTTCATATAATTTAAGAACTATGCTACGGGCAATATCAACCGGAATCCTGTTACCTAATACATCTGTTCTAAAATTTGTAAATGTAGAAAAATCTATATCCCAGTTTGAGATTACAATTTGTTTATCTTCTTTATCAAATTCTGCTAAATGATTTAAATAACGAGGTTTATCTTCTAAATTAAAATCAATATTACGAATGATTGAATCATATAAATCTTGCTTTAACTTATCAGTTGAAATATAAAGTGCTGGCTCTGTTACTGATATTGTAATTTTGGTTTCATCACCACGAATAGCTTCCATTACGGATTGACCATTCACATTACTTTCATCATAAGGAACAAATATAAAATCTATCTGTGATGATGAATTTAAAGCACCTTTTCCTTTTAAATTATTAAAATTAAAGTTTAAAGTATCTGCTTTACCATATTTACCAATTATGTTTTTATCTTCTTCACTTGTATGATATACTATTACATAATCAGCTGTATCTGAACGATATGTAACATTAAATGGATATTCTCCCAACGTATATGTTGGAATTGTTATAGAATCTGGAAAATCTATATCATTAATTAATGGTACATCGTAACCTTCCGATAAATTGATGGTTGTATAAGCTGGATTTGGTGTATCACCAAACGCACTATTAGTTGATATAAAAGCAACTTTAAAAGAACCAATGTTATTTTGAAAATCTGCTTTTAAATCTAATGAAATTACTTTGTTTTCATATATACTATTAGCAGTAGCACCAACCACTCTTTGTCCAAACGGAGTTTTAACAATAACACCTTCTGCATTTCTTATTGCGATTGGTACCTGAATTTCTTGTGTCTTGTATTTAGAACGTAGTGTAGTACCTGAAATTTTATAACTATGAGAACCATCAACTCTAACACCAGCAATTTTATTTTCGCTTGGTTTCAAATCAACCATTACATTTATGTTGCGGATTAATTTGTTGGATGGTATAACTAATCTACCATCTCTAAATCCGTCAGATGTAAAATTATCATCCCCAGCATATGACCACTTTAAAGCAACCAAATCATAATTACCAGTATTAGATACTGAAAATGAGACATCTCTTAATTCTCTATTATCGGATGTAATAGTAGCACCATCATCTGTTTTTAATACTAATGGTGATGATAAATCTGGACTTTCAACTATAATGTTAAATGGGGATTGACTATAATTTGTTAGGAATCCAAATTCTTGTTTTACTGTATAGGTACTTGCGCCCGGAATGGTTCTTGATTTGGTTTTAGTAGATGGTGGATTTGATATTGCATCATATCTAAAATCTAATGTGATAGTTGCCGGTGGTTGATTAAAAAATACCGGTTCTTTTGGTGTACCACGTTCCGTTTCGCTTAAAACCAAACCACCCGCATTTTTACCAATTATAAATCTATTTAAAACGGTATATTTGTTTACATCATAATTTGGATAAATTATTGTAGTATCGCTAAATGTATTCAAATCAAATTCAGTAGTACTACCTTCCTCTACCGTTTGTCCATTTATAGTATAAGTTGTAGTTCCCTTTGATACCGAATTATTTATTACCTTTACATTTACTATTCTACTAATCGGATTATTTACAGTTCTACCTGTATTATTATCTAAATATTCTATATTAGTAACATCACGCATTAAGTTATCAATGGCTCTTTGTGATGATAAATCTTGTGTAGGGTTAGTTGATGATATAAATGTTTGCGTACCATCACTCTTTGTTAGTATGATAGGATTTTGTATTGGTCCTATTGTATCACTACCTAACATAGTGAGTGGATTTATATTACCAATATTATCAGCTATTCCAGCTCTTAACGCAGCTGCTCCTTCTGGAGTGTTTATACCACCAGGAGCATTGAATGATGCAACCGCCGCATTAAGTGCCGCAATCATTGCATTTATTTGAGCCTCATATGCATCGTAGGATATTCCTAATCTATCCGCTTCAGCTTGTTGGTCTGGTGATAACGCCATTTTATATTATTTCTTTACTATAATTATCACTTTTTAGGATTTTGGGTTTCTATCCTATACTGTATTTTCTACCGATGGGTCATCAAATAATCTAGTATCGCCAGTTTCATATCTACGGTTGGTTCTTCCTAATGCACCATCAGAGCCACCTTGACCACCGCCCGAACCCACATTTCCAGCAGGTTCTTTATATTGTATAGGTGGTACATATGGTGCCTGTGGTTCTCGCTTAACCTCTTCGTATATAACTCTATCCGCCAATTTAGTTGTTGTTCTATTGGTTTGATTTGGATTTATACCCGTAGAATCTTGTATAGATTGTAATTTGGTAACTGAATTATATCCAGTATTTAATAAAGATTGAAGTTCTTTCGATGGTCTGTATTCACCTATTGCTTCTTTGAATATTAAACTATATACTTTTTTAGGAAGTCTTTCAATATTATATTCAACCGAGTCTTGTAATCTATTTTCTATAATCAATCTAAATTCAGCAGTAGATACAAAATCATCTAAATCAATTGTACCAGATATTTGCTGCCCATAATCAACTGCACCCAATCTAAATTGCTTACCATTAATTTCATTTATAACTGATTGACGAAAGTCTATATAAACTTTATTTTTAAAATTTGTATAACCATCTGGTCCACCAAATACAAAATCTTTGTTTATTACTTCAATATATTTTGGACCAAATTGAGTTATAAAATAATCATCAATTAGTGTGGATATATTTAATTCAATCTTATCCAATACCATTTGGATTTCTTTATACGATTGACGTAGCTCTGCTACATTATCCATAAAAGAATAATATCTATCTTCTAAATCTGCATTAATACTACTATCAGAACCTAATAATGGTAATACTCTAATTTCAGTACGAGATGGAGAAACTTCATGTATCCAAACTCGTTTTTTAGTATTCTCATTACCAACGTAGTTTTTAACAAAAGAAAAACTTACCCTAAACTCACCATTACCATAACCAGCTTCAAATACTAATTTTTCAACATCAATCTCAAATATCTTTTCACCAGTTGTAGTATCCAATGAATCTCTTAAATATATTGGTAATTCTGCTTTGTGAATATACCTAACCTTAACACCATTAGTTTGTTCTAATAAATTGTTTGATATATCATATAAACGAAATTCTATGGCATCATTTTTAGATAATCCAAAATCATCTACATTCTTTGCAGATGTTTTGAATATATTTAAATCAGCAGGTTTTATTATTTGAGCAGTTTGCTCTAACTCCTGATTTATTTTTTCAATATTTTTAAAATCTTTGATTGCCATTATTCGTTTGCTAATTCACCTTTAAATGTTGCAGTTTGGGTTGGTTGACCTTCACTAGTTACCGTAAATATTATATCAAAAGTATAAAATTGGCGGCCACCCTGTGATTTGGGCCAACCATTGTTACTTAAACTATCTCTCCAATTTTTTGGAAAACTAAATTCAGCAATTTGTCCTGCTGGTATATTAATACTTCGTTGATTCCATTGTAATCTCCAAACATTATTAGGACCAGCGCCGTATTCATTTACAGTTACATTTACATTTTTACCACCGGCCGCAACTTTGATTACATTACCACCATCGGAGAATGAGTTATTTGCACCCGAAGAGCCACTTTTATCTCTTTTTATTTTTACTATACCAACTGGCGCTGGTTTTTCAATTTGTGGAGAAAATGCTGCTAAATTACCAGCAACTTTAGCGCCAGCTTCGGATTTAACTTGATTGAAATTACCAACTGCTTCTTGTGTTTTAGCTACCGATGTTTGTGCTGCCGATACTAAATTGTTTAGAGTATCTATTTGTTTTAGTAGAGCAGTTTTTTGAGCAACTAAACCAGCGTTTTCTGCCTCCAATCCAGTTCTTTCTGCGTTCTCTGAAATTGCTTTCTGTAATGCGGTGGATAAGTTGGTTCTTAATTCACTTACTATGTTGTTATTTGATTCTAATGAATTTTCTAAATTTGCATTTGTTAGTTTAAGAAAATCATTTGAAATATACAATGAACCACTATCCGAAGTTTTTTGATTTAATTTTGCTCTTAAATCTTCCATCTCGGCATTTAAATCCGTAATTTCTTTATTTAATTCTACGTTTAAATCAACTTCCGCTTGATAAACTTGTCTAGGAACTAAATCTAAATTTGGAGTTGGTAATGGTTTTATTAATTCAGTAACCTTTACATCTACTGATTTTTCTAATTGTAACGCATTGAACTCATCACTATAAAGTTTTGTACTAAAACTTTCAGTTGCAGCATTATTGTAATCTATACTTGCTCTTTCTATTGCCATTATTTGATTATTTCAAAATCACCCAATTCAAATTCTTCTTCGTTGTAATCTTCAATCGTTTTTACCACCAATGTATAAACTCTACCATAGGCAAAGTTTGTAAAGTTTAAACGAATTAAATTACTATCAGTTCCCATAATTACTTTTGAATTTACATCATAAGGAACAATAGTTTCTTTTGTAATAGCATCTTTAATTGTATAATAACTTTCGGTTGGTAATTTATATCCAGTTTGGTATTCAAATGTTGGATAAACATTTCCAGATGTTATTGGATTAAATTGTTTAACTGGATATAATTCTCTAGCTACTAATTTTATTTGTGCTTTTTGATTTACTTTATACTCACTCTTTAAATTAGATGAATATACTCTATATTGTCTATCACCAACTGCTGCTAAACTACCAGTAGATATATTTGTTTCTTGCCAACTAACTTTTAATTTTGGTTGGTAAATTGTATTGGTTTCTTTTGAAAAGAACTTAACACTACCATAATCAACTCTATCATTCTCTGCTTCGGAATTGTATTTAATAATCAATCCATTGTTAGTATAACTACCACTTAACCAAACACGTAGTTGTTGTGTAATATCAAAAGTTACATCACCTAACTCATATGAGTATGTATTACTATCTGCCGATTGTGTGAACCAAGTACCACCATATCCAGTATCATTACCAGTTGTTCCTGGTGAATAAGATGCAGTAATACCAACAATATCATCGTTCCATATGGAGGTTGTATCATCTCCATTACGATAAATCCAAGTTACACCATTTGTAGATATTTTATCAAAACGAGTACCAGTACCATTTTCCCAACTTTGTGAGATTGGGTATGCTTGTAATGTTATAGTTGCAGGTATTTCGTTTGCTTCTGCTAGCTTCAATTCTAACGATGCGGTAAAAGAGCCGGATGGTATCTCACCACTTGCTATACTACGAGATATAGCAGTCAAATCGAATTTGATTAGAGTACGAGCAATATCTTTTGTATCACCATAATATTGTTTAGATACTTCTAATATCTCATCAATACCTGTGTTTTGGTATGGTTGTTGTAAATATATACTTGCGTCCGATGAAGCGGTGTAAAATATGTTCATTATAGTGCTCTTCCTTTAATATCTGTGTTTGGAAATTTAATTTCAAAAACTGCTGGGTCTAATGATGGATATATTATCTTATTACGAGTTGCCTCTTTAATATTATATGCATATGTAGAGTAATTACCTCCTCTTAAATTTATTACCTCAACATTTTGTACGGAAGCAACCCCATCAATATTGGCAATTTCCAATTCAATTTCACTTAAATTTATAGGTTGATTTATTTGCCATCTTGTAATATTAAATAAATCTTTTAATGCGTTATTAACTTTTAATAATACTTCTCGTTTGTTGTAATTATTAAATGTAGTTATTTCATAGTTTATACCAATATTAATAACAAACCCATCTAACATATTAACCGCATCTGTCAACATTCTGTATTCTTCCAAATATGTTTTAAGATTTTGTTTAATTGCAGCATTCAATACAGTTAAATTTCCATTTACATCATAACCCAATAGATGCATATTAATTGCAAATGGATTATTAAATTCAGCGTTTATAGTTTTCTGTTGTAAAACATATCTTTCAATCTGGTCACCTATTTCCGTATCACTTTTACCTACTGATGATTTTACTAAATTTAAAAATTGTTGTCTTGCGGTATCATCTCTTAAAACCGCTTGAACTTTTGTATCATCTAATGCGGTATCTTGCTGAACGAATACTTTTGCCACACTACCAAATTCAGGTGACATTGCTAATGTACGGATTTCATAATCCTTACGAGTTACCGCTCTGTTTTGTGAAGCATAATTGGCAATAGCGTTTTCACGAATTTCTTCTAATGTTTCAGCACTACCACCACCGATTGCTGGCTCTAAATTAGTAACTGCTATTGATGCTTTAGCTGCATTGTATTGTGGTAAAGATATTGGTGTATATTGTAACAAATCTTCATCGTACTCTATATTTGTAATACTTACCAAATCGGAAACTGGTACATTTGAATTAATACCACCACCAGATAAATATGTAACAGTTAATACCGTATTTGATGGAGCAATTCCGTATGTAGATGTTTTTAAGAAATTTGTTGGGTCAAATGTTTCACCCAACTTATCTATTGAATTATTTAATCCTAATCCAACATTTTTTGTAGATGGTATTAAAATTTCATCACTTACATTTGCACTACCACCACCAAATCTCAATTCAACTAATGAATTTGTAATAACCTTTGTAGTAAATCTACGTGGTGTTTTTAATAATTTTAATAAATATGGTACAGTAGAACGATATTGTGCTAATTGTGGGTCATTTGATTCTACATTTGGCATTTTAGTGTATATCATTTCTTGTGCCAAATATGGAACTTCATAATATACATTACCATTTGTATCAACTACTTTTTCAACACTAATAAATGTAGCATCTTCTATTGTAAATGTAGGATTTTTAATAAACTCCCCAACTGAAAATGTTTGTGTTTTAACTTCAGCACTTATTGCTTTTACTTTTTTAGTTAATAAATAAAAAGATGCCTCACTACCACTTGTTTGAAATATAGTAACTTCTCTATCGGTTGGGTCATTAAAATCAACATCATCGGTTGTTATAAATGATACATTTTTTGAATTTTTAGAAGATAGTTGCATACCTTGTTTAATCTTAACTGCGTAAGAATAATCAGGTCTATTGTTAGCCCCAACTCCAATATTTGGTACTGTTTGATAAACAGTTATAGTAGTTGTAGCGGGTCTAGATAATTTTGGTTTATATCCTAAATTTTGAGCTTGAGTTAAAACATTTTTATAATTTCCTGCTAAATTTATAAATGATTCTTTTAATTGAGCATCGGTATAATAAGAAAGAACATCACCAACATACGCAGCCTGTTCCAAAAACATCATACCAGGGGATGCTTCATTAAAATCATTAAATGTATCAGCGTAATAGGTACGTGTAAATTCAATAAGAGCTTGACGTAGGGATGCGAAATCTCTATTAAGATATTTAATATCTTTTTTATTTTTACCCCAATTCTTTTCGGTAGGTAGTAGTGCCATATTATACTGTTATATTTATTGAGTCTCTTGAATTATTACCAGCATAAGCTAATGTATAATCCAATTGAACATTTATTCTATTATTATCCTTTGAATTTGTATCGGATGATACATCTACATTATTTACAATTATATACGGCAACCATCTTTGTATTGAATTTTCTATCTCTCCTCTAATGTAACTATATGTTTCAGGTCCAATTTGCTCAAAAATAGCTTGTCTTAAATTACAACCAAATTCAGGTTGCATTAATCGTTCGCCTCTATTTGTTAAAATTAAATTTTTAAGGTCTGATTTAACTTGTTCTTTGGTGGTATAACTTACAGCAAAGAAACCATTATTACCAATTGTAAATGGTAAAGTAACCCCAACACTTTTGTCTTGGGTATCTATAATGAATTTCTTTTGTACTTGATATGCCATTATTTCTTAAACTTCTTAACTAATTGTGAGTAATCTCTTGTCATTGCTTTCATTAACACATCTACTCCCTCTGGGTTTTTATGTGCCATCATACGTGCTTGCTCTAATACAGATGGTCCACCTGCGGAAGCACCAAATTGGTCTGCCATATTTGATTCCTCACCAAATGAGTTATCACCATATCCTAACATATCAGGTGTAATTCTTGGAGTATGTGGATTTGCACTTCTTTTATCAAATCGCATTTCTCCCCAACTTCCATCATCCTTTGATACTGCTTGGTAATTTTCTTTTATTTGTGGTTTAGATGGTGTTTCTAATTCTTCGTTTAACACCTCTCTTACCGCTTTGCGGATTTCTTCTTTAAGAGTTTTCTTCATATCTTCTCTTAAAACTTTTACTAAACCTTTGATTAATTCTGTTTGATTCATAATAAATTGTAGTTTATCTTATATAAATATATGTTATGTATAAAATCCCCAATATTCCCAATGCCACATTTCATCAACCCCACCACCATCTGCTAAACGATATGGATTGTACCACCCAAATTCGGGTGCCGTATTGGAAAGAAAGCGATATAATTTGCTTGTTTCTCTTCCTGAACGATTTATTGCAGGATTACCACTCCCACCAACTTCTCTAAATAATTCAGCAAAATCAATTGCTACTGCCCATCCATGTGGAGATGAACCAACTTTAGCAACTGTACTTGAACTTCCTAATGAACGCTGGTGGTCTAATGAACGATACGCGGATGTTACTGTCCATTTAATTCCAGCTTTTTGAGCCGCTGCTTTTAACTTAAAATATTGTGCAGCTGCTTGTGGATGTAATAAATAATTACCACCATATCTACTACATCCCCTTTCAATTGCAACTAAACTATTAATATCTAATACACCATTGTTACCAGGACTACCAGGTGGACGTTTAACACCAGTAGCACCAATCTTTCCGTATATTTTTGGTGGTGGTTGGTCATCTTCGTTATTAAAATCTATTGGAGTTTGTTTTTGGCTTGGACTATATCTATCAACCACCGATTCACTTTTTCTTTTAATACTAGGTGGTCTTTTTACTGTACTACTACTAGTGTTTTCAAAATCATCAATATCTTTCCTTTCAGCTGGTGGTGTATCATCCTTTGATGGAATATCATCTGCAATTGATTCTGTTTCTTGTTGTTGAAATGTATTTTGTACATTTGTTTTTACTGTATCAACTTTAAATCCGGTCCAAGGTAAAATGGCCGGTCCTATTGGTGCAAGTGGTGGGTATTGGGATATTGTATTACAGAATCCACTTATCGTTTGTAAATGGATAGATGCCATTAATATAAAAGAATCCAAATATGGATTTAATGATATAGATGGTAATACTGGAATTGGTGTTTCAGGCCAAACTCCAGGATTTGTAACTGTATTGGATACTACACCTAAATTTAGTATTGTACCTGGTGCAGGTATTAATGGGATTACTTTACCCAATTCTGCCCCTGTCCAATATGCAATAGCACCTTTTCCTAACAATGATATTGATTGATTGTAAAAAACTTCCGTTTTTGATTGATTACCAAGTTGCAATGCATAAGTTACAGTTGCTTTCATCAAATCGGTATTACCTTTTATTACCGTATTGTTTGTTACATTATCAAACCCACGCCTCATACACTCATCGTATTTTTTTGTAAAGAAATCGGCAAAATCAGATACATCATCCCAATTAGGATTTTGCATCTTTGCTTGCATTTCTTGTTTAAAAATACTCCAAGACATTATACTAAATAGTTAGTTTTAGAAAGGCAATCTTTTAATTTGTTTCCAATATCAGTAAAAGCTGCTCTATTTATAGGACCTGGAGCAGATGGACCAGATGGTGTTGCTATTTGCATCTGTGTTATTGCGTCTAATAATTGAGCTATTAAATTAATCATTTTATTGCCTAATAACATTTGTTGTTCTACCTTACCACTTCCCAATAATATTTTACCATTATCAACCGAAAATACCATATCGCTATTATCTTTTGCTGATATGTGTATAGTATTTCTAGATGTTATATCAATTCCAGTAGAATCTATTGTTAAAAGATTATTAGCTAACAAAGATATATTTTTATTACCATATAAAAAAATACTATCAGCCTTTGATGATATGGCTACTCTATCCGAATTAACAACGATTTGGTCACCTTTTGCTTCCGATGGAAAATTGTATCCATCATCATAATTAACTACTGGTTGGTATGTACTTATATAATCACCACTTGTTATGTGTATAGATGTTCCATCCGAATTTATATCTTCATCTACTACATCATATACTTTTTTAGATTTATTAGTAGCACTTTCACCATTTCTAATTAATATTGCTGGAAAATATACACCATCATCTTTATTATCATGTAAATACCCACTTAAACGTAGTGAGTTTCCAAATCTACCTTGAATAGTAGTATCACCCTCCCGTAAAGAAAGACGATGTACTCTCAAATCACGTTTAAAATATTTTCCGTGAAAATCTTTTTTAGTATTAGTAGTTGTTGATTCCGTTGAATTTGAATCATTAGCTATACCCGATTTAGCTACATCGTTTATTTTTTCATTATTAGCCTTTAACCCACCAGCTGGTGTTACTTTAATTGTATTAAATAATAACGAAGGTATAGTATCAAAATTTGGAGAATTGTTATAGCTTAATAAACTATAATACAAATTTCCAGATATATTATGTATTCTAACAGTCTCATGTTCAACGGGTATTCTTTGGATTGATTTATCCAATGGAAAAGCAAGTGGTAAGTGTTCTGGGTCTGATTCTCTATGAGAAATATACTTAAACTTTACTGCCCCATATAAGTTTCCGTTTTTTGTAATATAATCGGCATCTTCAAGTAAACCATCAAATTTATCTAATATATTTATAGTATCATCCGGTATATCACTTAAATTGGTAATTACAGATGTAACTATCGCCAGTTGTTCTATGCTAGATACTGCGTTTGTATTTTGTCCCGTATTTAGTGACGCACCTGAATAATTATATGACATTTTACTTAATCCCTTGTCTTAATTGTTCTAATTCTTGTTCTATTTCTTCTAACTTATCATCAGTCTTTTGCTCAATCTTTGTTGCAGTATCTTCAATCTCTTCCATTAACTGCTTTCTATCCTCATCACTTAACCACCCATCTTCACCATTACTCTTACCTTCCGCGAGAATCAATCTTTGAGCAATTGTAGCCATTTTAACCAAATGGTCATCGTTACTAATTGATGCATTGATTAACTGCGTAATCATTGGTGTTAGTTGTATAGCATCTTGTGGGTTACGAATTAATTTTCGTAGTTCCTCAATAAGACCTGAAATGTTTTTCTTTTTACCTTGTTGGTTTTCGTATATATCTTTTAATAGGGAAGAAAAAGATTTTCCCTTAAAGATTTCAAAATCCATATCAATATTACC